GCCACAAATTCATATTTGAACTGCAGGGTGTTCCTTCAAGTTTGAACGACGCCACACCCTTCCTGCGCTTTTCGTACGTGTGGATTCCTACGATCTTCCGCGGGGGATACGTCGAGACTACAGAGATTGACGCGCGCGGGATTCCGGGATTTCACCCCGATACGTGGGACGGGTACCGCATGTTCAAAAACGCAGGAGGACAGAGAGTGATCGTAGACCCCCACGACGACATCGCATGGAGCGACGGCGGGCATGTTCTCGATTTCGACGGACCGAGCAGCAGATATGTCCGTTGGTTTTCGCCCTACGGAAATATACGCGTGTATGCTCAGAACATGTACTTTTCAGACCCAAACTATTTTAAACCAGCACTTATCGGGTAGCAGCAGGCGCTGCTGCCGACGGCGTCGTGTTGATAACCATCGACGCGCGGGTGTACAGATTCCTCTGGAAATTCGACCACCCCGCAAACATGTTGTGCGTCTTGCCCAGAATGGTCAAGAGCAAAAACAGTCCCAGCACTGCAATGACTACGTCCAAGATAATCCCGAACGACGACGGGAACGACGCAAAGTACGTCACAAACGGCGCAGATTCGGGTCCCTGACCGGTATTCGCCTGCGCGATATACGCAGAAGGCGTCGTCAGTTCGACGAAGCGGTCGTACGCCGACATTTTCGCCTCTTTTTCTTTGAGGAGTGTGTCCAGATACTGAAACCGGTCGGACGTCTTTCCCACCAGATCTGCCTGCTTGTCGCGCACGCCCGCGATCGAATCGACCAGACCGCGTTGGGCGCTCGCCTGACTGTCCAGAGTCTTGAACTCTTGGCGGTACTTGTCGATCGTAGGTTGGAGTTTATTGTCGTTGACCCGCTGCTTTTCCTGCTGCAACCACCCCGGACCGTTCTTGAGCGCCATGTATCGGATACGTGCGCCTTGGTATGTGTCCGGATCCTTATCCCGATTTGCTGCTGCTGCAAGGTAGTACTCGTGCGCCTTCTGCAGTTCGTTTGAGTCTGCCGCGGGCGTCGTCATCGTCGTTGTTCTTTAACTAGGATTGTTTGTGAATGGCAAAGTACACTGCTGCTCCAAACCCGCTCGCGAGCGCGAGTAGAACCAGCGTGGACGCAGCAACCGATGGAAGCAGAGCGCCTGCCACAAAATGGAGCACAATAACGCCGACCAGAGTTCCCACGAGAATTTGGAGGGGGAGCAGGTTTTTCTCGAACCCAATATTTTGCCCGCTGGACAGCGAAATCTGTCGCCGCAGGTTCTCCGCCTCGTTTTTCGAATCCTGGATGGGTCCAGACATATCCGTGGCGGTTTTGAAGATGCTGGTTGCCTCCTTGATGTTTTGCGAATTCTGCACCTTCAACTGCTGGACCGTCGCGGCGTCGCGAATCGCGTTGACATCGGTGTCTAGCGCCGTCATATAGGGAACAGGATTGCTAGTGTCAATCGACGTGAGCGACTTCAACAGGTTGGACGCCTGCGTCTGAAAATCGCCAAACAGACTGGGAACCACCGACCAGTCCGAGTACTGCGGAACGTCGTGAGGAATGACGACCTCCGGCGAATTGATCTTGTAGACGTGGTTGACCCACGACCCCCCGCCGACAGAGCACGCGCCAGGTGCAGCGCCGTACTTTTTGTAGTTATCCCTCATGTCAAGACCCGTAAAGCACGCAAACCCCGCCTGGACCGCAAAGATATTGTGCCCCCTCGACTTGGCGAGGTCGTAGCACCGCGAGGTGTTGTACGAATCCGTCCCGGGAGTTCCCACGTACCCGCCTGAGATCGCGCGGTCGGGAGTATCGTTCCAGCAACCCATATCCGTGAATAAATGACCGGTCACCGACTGACCTGAATCAGTCGCTTCCGTCCTGGCTACGGTTGCCGCCGCCGCCTGCGCCTGCGTTTGCGCCTGCGAGGACGCGAGTTGGGCGGACACTGACTGGATTTGCGCGCGCGCTTTCGTGAGTTCGTCTGCCGCCTTCGCCCGTTCAATCTCCATCTGAGCGAGTCGCTGCTGCTCTGCTGCCCGCGCTGCGGCTTCTGCTGCCGCGCGCCTCTGCGACTCTGCCGCCTGTGCTGCCGCCGCCTGCGCCGCCGCCTGCTGTTGCTGTAACTGCAATTGCCTCTGCTGCTCCGCCTGTTCTGCCGCCTGCTGCTGCGCCCTTCGTGCTGCTGCCTGCGCTTCTGCTTCTTGCCGCGCCCTTCGTGCTGCTGCCTGCGCTTCTGCTTCTTGCTGCGCCCGGATTGCTGCTGCCACCGCCGCCGCCTTTTGTGCGGCTATTGTCGGATCGGGAGGCGGGGGCGGAGGCGGAGGACCGCTTTGATCGTTGCCCATTACTTAACTTCCAGATTAGATTAAAACCGACCCACACATAGCGGAACAGATACACGATTCGCGTACTGCACGGTAAGCAGTTGGGCGTATCCTCCATTGTTTGGCGTAGACGTGTTTATGCTCGAAACTGTCGTTGAGCGAGCAAGCGTCCGCAACTTCTGAATCTTCAGCAGGTCCGAGGAGTCCATTCCGGAAAGTTTCTTCTGGGGCGCAACATAACCCGCCGTAGAGCATCCTTGAGCAGTTCCAACGAGAATAGACGAAATATGAGGCATTACTTTTACCGTACATATTATAATGTCAACCTCCGCAATCGACGATACGATGGCGCAGTACAAAAGCGCGCGCGCCAATTACGTTGCTCTTCTAAAAAGCGTATACGCCGAACCCGACCCCAACAAACGCAACGCCAGCATCGCACAACTCCAGACGCAGAACCAGACACTTGTAGGTATTGCACAGACTCTCCTGTCGCAGTGGGACGCGCTCAATCGAACCCCCGCAACCAATCAGTCGCTCTCCGAACTCAAGGACGACCTCGTGCGTTATCGGCAGGATATAGAAACCATGAAAGGACTCAAAGACGAAACAACCAGACTGAACATGATGTACGCGAACATTACCGGCGACGTGTCTGCAAATCGCACAACGTATTATGCGTATATCATCATCGTGTTTGTCTTGCTCATTCTGATGTTTGTCTTGTTTGCACTGCGCAGCGTTCTGGGCGGAGTCGCTTCGACGGTCGAGACTGCAGTCAGCACCGTCCTAGAACCATCCTCTCCCAGCGCGGGGGTTTGAGAACATTGCGGGTGTAGTGGAGTATGCGGACCCATACGGCGATCCGTACGGCGATCCGTACGGCGATCCGTACGGCGATCCGTTGCCAAACCACGACGAAACGCCCGCCCCCATCTCGTAGAGTTGAGGACTGTAGAACCCTACGAGCACCAGAACGGGCAGGATCAGCATTATGATCCCGACCCGCCACAGAATTCCGTACCCGTTCGCATAGTCTATCGTGCTGCCCCTGGGAGGTTTTTCGGACCAAACATCGTAGCGCTGCTTGGACGTCTCGTACTTGTCGACGAGTCTCTGCGTCTCTCCGCGCATATCGTTCGCCCGGTCTGCAAGCGTAAAAAGTTCCTTGTTGCCCTCCTCGTACTCCGAAGCGAACCCTGTCATCGCCTTGTGCTGATCGTCAACAGTCCCCTGCTTCTTTGTGAGAGCGTCCTGGACTGCTCGCTCGGCGATGTCTGCTGCCTTCTTATACTCGGGGCGCTGGGTCGTTAAAAATTGAAGTTGATTCGACCGGTACTGGTCTAGAAGTTTTTCAAAGTTTTCAGACTCTGACATTATACACTTGCGACACAAATTCGATAGTACGGAGTTCCGCCTGCCGTCTCGCTGTTGCGCAACACCTCGATGACGTCTCCGGGTTTTGCCCCGATCCACCGGGCGATAGCATCCTGCGCCCCGATCTGCGGCATCGGGAGGTAATCCTTGTGCTTCATGGCAATCTGCCGAAGCGGCGGGTCGTCCGCGCTCAACTGGATGTGGTCGACCTTCATTTTCGCCACGATATCGTCGAGTTTGATGCGGTACTTTTCAAAGTACTGCTTTGTCTCGTCGGCGCTCAAGATCCGGTGCTTCGGAACTTTGCGATGCTTGGTGGGATTGTACTCAAGTTGCTGCAGGTGAAATATTTGCAGGACATCGCTGAACGCAGTGATTGCGTGCAAGACCGTTTCGGACGCCGCCGTCTGCGCAATGAGAATTCCCGTAGTTCCGCCGTTTTCGCGGGTGATGCTGACGTGGGACGCAAGATCTTTTTCGTTGATGCGCGCGCGGTTCGAGGTAAAGACTACCACATCTCCGTACCGTATGACAGTTCCAGGGTATTCGACTTCCAGCGTCGTGGGCGCATCTACCGGAACGCCGCGCTCTTGAAGCATCTCGGCGAGGAGTGACATACTGTTCTGTTGTTATTCTTCCTTACGGTATCTTTTCGTCCGTTTTCCTTATTTCGCACGTATGGAATAATCAAGTATGAAATTCAGCGGAGTGTACCTTGCAATTGCGATCGCCATCCTGGTGGTTGCAGGTGTGCTGTGGTCGGGTCGTGAAAAATTTGGAGTGCCCGAGTTCCTAGACCGCTCTATGGAACAGAGGCGTCGTCAAGGTGAAGTATCATCGTATGCGCAGACGACGAACCACCTGCCGTCTCCGGGATCGACGGGACCACAATCTCTACCGCGAGGATCTTCGACGGGTCATCGGGTGGGTCAGTTTTTGGGATATACTGCTCCATTTTAGACGGATCCGCGCGGCACTCTTGCACGATCGCCCAGAACGCCTGGAGGTCCGCAAGGTGCGTGTCCAGCCACGCGGGATCTTTCGCGACCTGCTCGATGCGAATGTTTTCGAGCGTCCAGTAGACCATGCGGTACTCGTCGTCGGTCAACGTCTTCCTCCACTCCTTTACGTCTGATTCCTGCGGTTTGTAGACGATCTCCCCGTTGTCGTAGACAGCAAGCACCCCCTTATAAGGCGACTTGGATTCCTTCCAGTCCGTCTGATTGCAGCGCACAAACTGCATCTCGCAGTAGTCGCAGACGTCGATGCCGGTGCACTCCATCTGCATCTGCATCTGGTGGTAGTACGCGTCGGGGATAGCAGTGTCCTGCGTGAACTTGCGACTGATCGGGCACTTGAACTCGACCAACTTGCCCCAGTGGGGGTCCAGCGGGTTCTTCATGAGCACGATCCCGTCCGGCGACGCTCCCAAGAACGGGTACCTCGGATGCACGACGCAGGTGGTGTCCACGACGTTCGCGCCGCCCTGCAGGTTCGAATAAATTTCTTTCGCGAGCGGTTCGAACTGCGTGCCCCACAGGCACGCCGTCATGCTCGGTCCTTGCCCTGCCGACTCGCGAGGAAACACTTTGCGCGTGAGCATCTCTTTCCGCGCGGACGGAGATGTGCTCGCGAACGCCTTGCACACTTCTGACGCCGTAATCATCTCGCCGCGCTTCTGCAACCACGCGTCGGTCCGCTGATCTGCTTTTCCGTAGAGTTTCAGAAGTCGGTTGATCTTGCGCCTCCGCACCCACACGGTATGCACTTCGGGGATACTCATGAGAGCATAGACCTCTTTTCGGTAGTGCTTGTAGGAATACCCTTTTTCTCGGCACACTTGCCGAATCCGGCGGTTCAGGTGGGTTACCGCGTCCAGATCGAACACCTCTGTCATTTTGCGTACTGTTGTCTATGATACACACGAAAGATCCGGTTTACACAGTTTCGGTCTCGCAAGTATATAATGGAGGACATTGCCACGCAAGAGCAATGGGTCATTCGGCGCTTAGAGAACTTTTACACCCCCGAACGCACAGAACAACTTCGCGATATTCTTACGAGCAAGTCGGGCGTTTCCTTGCGCATTCTCGACTGGTTTGTGACCAATTATTCGAAGAAGAACAACGTGTCGTACGTGACGAAATCGGGGAAGCACGTCATTGTGTACCTGGCGTACAAGTCTCACCTCAAGGCGTACAGCAAGAAGATGTTTGACCCCTTCTGCCGGCACGAGCGCATCAACTTCCGCGGCGTGTCTACGACTGTGGGTCAACTGAATTTTTTCGCGTGGGCGATCGAGGACGAGTGCATCGACTACATGCACACCCACATCGACGATATTCACGCGGATATGGAGACGCGCATGGCAGCGTCGTCGTCCACGGCAGCAGGAGCAAGCGATGCACGCAAGAAGCGCCACGAGTTGTCGCACTCTGCTACGAAATCGCTGAAGCACCACGACGTAAAAATTACAGTCTCCTTTAAATAACATGGAAGAATGGCAGGTGAACGCCCTGCTCTCGAAAACCGACCTCGCCGGATTTCGCGCTCAGGACGAGTCGCAGGGTTCTGCGTATTCGGACTGGTTCTATGCGGGTCGCGACGGGCACAGCGCCATCACCAAGGCGATTTTCGACAACAACCTCGACATTGTGCGCTACGTGATTGAAAAGCATCCTGATTCCGCAAGGGAGGCGAACGACAAGTTCGGGTACCCCCTCGACTACGCCAAGAAACTGGGAGGGCGCGACGACATCGTGAGTTTTCTGCACAGCATGGGCGCCAAGTTTAGTCGCGCCGCGCCGCCTGCGCCGCCTGCGCCCGCTTCGGGGCGCGTCATCGTCCAGGATTCCGATCCGGGCGGCGCCCTGAAGATCATGATTCTATCTAGGGTTGACGATGTTCTCCGGGCGAATTGTGTTACTGCACGCGGCACCAAGACCGTCGACCCCCCTGAATTCGATATGCTCGACGAGGAATTTCAAGATCTTATCCGCAGCATACCCGGAAACCCCTGCAAAGGCGGTATTGGCGAAACGTTCATGCAGGAAGGGTTCGTCAAAAACACGCGCTTCATGCTGCTCTATCGCGGGAGTGGGTTTGAAATATACCCCTACGGATTTGTCTTTGCGCGCCCCGAGGGAACGGGGTACTTTCTCGACCTGATCTGTGCGACCCAGAACGGTCGTGATTTACTTTCGTTCTTCATCAAGTGGTGCTCGCGCAAGGGCGCCCAGTTCATCCACCTCCACGCCCTGCCGCAAGTGATTGGTCTGTATACTAAATTCGGGTTTGAGTTCCGCAGGGGATGCTCGGACAAACCCCTGCCGTCCACGAAGGATTTTTCTGCAAAAGTTCGCACAGAGGGCAAGGCGTTCCCCAAAACCGTCGAGGACGTGTGGGCGGACGACAAGTTCAAGTACGTCCGCGAGATGGTCCTCAACCTCCAGAAGAGCGGATTTTCTGCATACGAGCACGCGCCCGCCGAGTGCTTTTCGCCCGACCTTACCGAAGAAAAATTCAAGGAACTCGGTTGCGGCATCGAGGGGTACACCATGACGCGCTGTAACGTGAAACTCCGCACTCGCAAGCAGCGCAAGCAGCGCAAGCAGCGTAAAACCAAGCGCCGCAAAACTCGCAAGGGAAAGTAATGCTCGGACAACATCTTTACCCCGTTGATGAAAGTATCGCCGATTTCGATCTTAACACCGATATCGAGGAATACAACTACGATGGTAAGGTAGTATACCGAGGAAACATGGATCCAGAATATTCAAAGGAGGGACTCAAGGTGTATTGGTTGTACGACGACGACAACAAGCGCGTCGGCGTCGTCGAACATACAGGCGAAGACCGCCACAAATGCCTCTGGTACCGCAACAACGTCTTTTCCACATTGCTGCAAGAGGACTGGAGCGTATACGACGAGACAATATGGCAACTCATGAGCGAGACCGCATACGACGACTGCATGCGCCGCGGGTATACGGTAAACGACCTGAAGGCGCGCACGCAGGCGCTGCGTATCGTCACACCTTCAGACCTTGCTCGTCCTAAAACTCTACCTGCAATTGCGTGTGTGCGATGCCACACGTCACAATCCAAAAAACGCCCCGGGTGCGTCTTCGCTCCCGAGAACGAAAAAGAATCGTTGACATTATTCGATACTCTGTTTGTAGACGAAGACGATGGCACTATTTACATTCCGCCCGGAGATTCACAAGTTTATGCGACCTTCCTGCGGCGAGGCGCTGCTGCCGACGCTGCTGCCGGTGCCGGTGCCGGTGCCGGTGCGGGCGCCGAAGCAGGAGGTTCAACCACACCGCCATAACCCACCTCGTCGTCGTCGTCATCTGCTGCGCCCGCGCCCGCGCCCGCGCCCGCGCCCGCGCCCGCCTTT